ATGGATAATTTCATCGAAGAGATCAAAGAAAAGGTCAGGATTGAAGACCTGGTCGAGGAGAGCGGGATCAGCCTCGAACGGCGGCACGGGAGGTATCTGCGGGCGAGCGGGCCGAGGGGGCAGGGGCTGCACAGCCTGGTGCTGGATACGTTCAACAATTCTTACCATGACAATGGTCAGGACGATCACGGAGACATTTTCAACTGGGTGATGACCCACATGCACAAGGGGTACGACTTCAAGGCAGCGCTGGAATTCCTGGCCAGGAAGGCAGGGGTGACGATCCCGGCGCATGGCGAGAAGGATTTACAGGCGCGGTTGGCTGCACGGGTGCAGGAAGACGCTTTTCAGGTGGCAGCGCGAGTGTTCCACCAATGGCTGATCAAAAGTGAAGCTGCCATGACATACGCCCGGGGCCGGGGCTGGACAGATGAAACCATCGAGAAGGCCAAGATGGGGTTCAGCGGTTCTGCTACTGCTGCCGAGTTTGAGGAAATGCGCGGAGAATTTGCGGCGCATGGGGTGGACCCGGCGAGCGCTGCTGCTGTGGCCATTACAGGGTACAGGCCAAAGGATGGGGTGGAGGGCGTCACGGCCTGGTGTAAGCAGCATGGGATTGAGCCAAGCGGGGACTGGTTGAGCTGGGGAATGATCCCGGGGATGATGAGCAAGAAGACACCCAGGCTGGTATACGCGAGCCAGCATGCCGGGCGAGTTGTGTATTTATTCGGGCGAAATCTGCTACTAAAGGATGACGGAAGACTGGCCGGAAGCGATGAGCCGAAGAGTTACAACCTGAACGGCACATTGATCGGCGGGCGGAAGTTGTATTTCAACTGGCTTTACGGGCGAAAGGTGGAAGAGGTCGTTTTGGTGGAAGGCCCAGGGGATGCGGATACGCTTGGGCAATGGGGTATACCGGCGATCGCGAGCGGTGGAACAGCCTGGCAGGATCATGAAATATTCCTAAAGGGGCTGAGCAAAGACCATGATTCGGTATACATCGCCACAGACGCGGACAAGGCCGGACAAACGGTCATTAAGGGCAAGAACGGGAATTATCCACTGGCTGACATCCTGGGGCCAATGGTGCGGGTGGTGCGGTGGCCTGCGAAGGACGCAAACGACCTGCTGCAAGCGTACGTGAAGCACGGAAAGGAAGCACCGGTTCAAATTGCCAGGGTGAATTACCGGCTGGGGGTGGCTGCTACTATCGCAGAGGTGGCGGCGCGGGATGCAGCAAAGCGCAAGGGCAAGCAAGACCGGCTGAAGGCCATGGAGCGGGCATTCGAGATCATGGCGATGATCGAACGGCGAAAATTCGGGCAGATGCTGCCAGAGTTCGTGAGAGCGACCGGAATGGGCGTGGCCGAGATCAACCGGAACATGAAGGAATTCAGGGGGGAGAAGGGCAAGGATGGAGAGGAAGGGGAACGACTGCCGATGGTGGAAACCCTGGGCGGTTGGTACCCGACCAGCGAGGATGGGGAAAAGGGCTATCTGCTGGAGATGCTTTACAACCCGAAGACACGCAAGGCGCAGTTTGCCTACCGGGACGCAGATGGAAACCGGGCCACTGCGCCATTTGTGGATATCAATGGGAACCGGTATGTGCCACAGCTCGACGAGATCATTTGCGATTCGGAACCAACGGTGATCCTGCCAAGCGACCTAGGGCCGTTGAAGACGACCAGGGAGCTGGTGTTCATCATCGAAATGTTCCTAAGGAGATATTTTCTGCTGGACAACGCAATCGAATACAAGATCGCGGCATTCTATGCCCTGTTCACCTGGGTATATGACTGCTTCGATGCGCTGGCCTATATGCGGCTGCGGGGGCCATCAGGAACGGGCAAGAGCGAGCTGGCACAACGGATCGGGCTGGTGAGCTACAGGTTGATCATTTCATCAGGTATCGGAACAGTGGCCAGCGTGAAAAGCTTCACCCATGTTTACCGGGGCAGCCTGTGGATCGACGAGTGTGACAAGTTTGCAAACGATGAGACAGACGACCGGCTGGTAATGCTCAATGTAGGTGCGATGAGACGACAGGGCAAGGTCGCCAACATGGTGGAGGTTTTCAACCCGGTTACCAACACAAGATCGTTCAAGCCGACATCGATGAGCGTGTTCGGGCCAAAAATCCTGACGATGTACAAGAGCTTCAAGGATGAAGCGACAGAGAACCGGTGCATCACCATCGATCTGCGCAAAAAGACGATGAAAGAAATCGAGGATGCGGGGATCGTGGCAGATGAAATCCCAATGGAGATGTATGAGGAAGCCGACAAGATCAGGAATATGTGCATCGCCTGGAGGCTGTGGCGTTGGGAGAAACACATCACAGCCAAACCGGAAAACAAGGAAAAGCTGAAGGATTACCGGGTCAGCCCACGCATCAACCAGGTGATGAAACCAATCAAGGTGATCGCGCAGGATGACGAGGAAATGCTCAAGGACATCGACCTATTCATGCAGGCAAGCTACGCAGAGCAAATGGAAAAGAAGGCGCAAAGTCTGGTGGCACGGGTGGCGGATGCGATCGTGGCAGCGGTTGAGGATCCCAAATATGCCAGCCTGGTGCTGACCGGGACGGTTGGCGAATATGGGACGCAGAAATACATCTTTTACAAGCACCTGGCGCAGATCTCGAATGCAATCATGGATGAAATGAACCTATTGGAGGATGCGGCAGAGTCGGAGGAAAAGAAAACGCGCGGGATCAAGCCGAACACGATCGGGGCAATCAGCCGGGACGATCTGCAATTCCCCACCAGGCGAATGGGGAAGGGATTCGTGGTGGTGCTGCTGCCTGAAAGGATTGAAATCATGAAAGTGGCGTGGGGATTGGATCAGGTGCGGACAATCGAACAACCCAAACCAAGCGCTGAGCCGAGCCAAATCGATCTATTCGAGGGAAGCGATGAACCAAATGAAGCTTAATGAACCTCTACAGGCACATACGGCAAATTTTAAAAAATATTTTTTATTCACCCCTGAATGGGCTCTACGGGGTTCATCAGGGTTCATAAGGTTCATCGGAAGGCAAAAAGAAGCACAACAGGGCAGGATGATGGCGAAAACAGCGGTTTTCATGGGTCAATCGATGAACCAAATGAACCTTAATGAACTTCATTGTTTCTTAAGGCTAAAAATGCTAGTCCTGCCGAGTAATAAATGGGGTGGAAAGGCGGTTGTCAGGGGACAAACTACATCAAGGTTCATTTGGTTCATTAAAAATAGTCGGGAGGTGCAAGGTGAGTGATTATCTGTGGAAGCTGGCGGTTTGCCTGGTGGTGATCGTGGCGTGGGTCGTAATCGTGGCGGTCGGGTGCTGGTGGATCGGGAGGCCAGCCAGGCAGGAGCGGAAGCTGGAGATGGGGCGACCGTGGCATGAGCGAATGGGGCCGGTGGAGTTGACGCGGCAGGATGGATCGGTGGAAATCCATAGCGGAGACCGGCTGTCCATCAGTTTTGCTGATGGACAGTATACGGGCGCGAAAGAACAATGGTAATCAACCACCTCCCCAGGGGCCGTGCGGCGCGTTGGCGACTCAAAAAGGCCGGTATGGATGGCAGGGGAGGGGGTAGGTTGGAAGGATTGGAGGAAAGATGAATGAGAGATCGGTGAGGGATTGGGCGTGGCCGGGGTTCTGGGCGGGGTGCGCCTGGATCGGGCTGTGGTACGCGGTGGAGTTTTTCGGGCGGCAGGTGTGGGAGCTGGTGATCGTGATCATGGCGGTGGTGCTGATGGCGGTGGCGGTGGTCAACCTGGTGGAATATCTCCAGGAGCGAAAAGACCAGGCAATCGAGCTGCGCCAGTCCATCTTGACGATGACACCGGATGCGCTTTTGATGCGGGAATCAAGGATGCTGGCGGTGCAAAGCCCGGAGCTGGCGGGCGAGCTGGCGCGGAGGATCGGCAGGCCGGACATGATCCTGTTCCCTAACCGGGCGGGCAAGCATGCGCAGATCAAGATCGCGGGGAGTGACGTGACGCTGCAGTTTGCGATCAAGGTTTTGCAGCTCTCGAACGATATAGCAATGGTGGCCCAGCGGCAGTTTTCGGACGCGACCTATCTGTATGATGCCAACCGGGAAATGCCGGACCGCAAACAGTGGGTGCAGCTCAACTGGGTATGGTCGCAGGAAGGGATTTGCCAGCGGTATGTGCCGGGGGCGACGGTGAACACGCCTCCGATGTGGCTGCCCCCATGGAATCCGCAGCGCATCCTGGATAACTGGCTGCTGCCAAGCGATCTGATGGAGATGCTGCAATCGCAAATGATGGATTACAAGGTGGAGGAATATGACGCCTAAGAGCAACCCCCAGTTGAGGATCGGGAGCGTGCTGTTGTACATGGCGGCGATCTACCAGGCGACGCAGTACATGCGGGCGGGGGCGTTGATGGACGGCGGCGCGGGGGTGCTGGATTTCGGAGCGTTCCGGGTGCCGCTGGGGCAGATCGGCGGGCTGTTCGCGGGGATGGTGGTGAACCTGAGCCTGGCGTACACAGCCACGCGGCTGCCGAGCATCAGCGGGAAGCACCGGGAGCAGTACGCAAAAGCGGGCTTTATCGGGCTGCTGGTGATGTCGCCGCTGCTGATTGGGCCGGTGAATTATGTGCTGCTGGATGAGCGGGTGCTGGCGGGCTGGTGGCCGCTGCGGATGGCGCTGGCGATCCTGTGGGCAAGCGCGATGGATGTGTCAATCGCGCTGGTGGGGATCGTAGACCGGTCGCTGATGTCGCTGGGCAAGGAAAAGAGCGGGCAGGTCGGTGACCTGCCCCTACGGGCGGCGGTGAAGCGACGCTCGAAGGCGGTGGAAGCGACGCTGGCAGCGAAACCAGCGACGATCTGGCACTGCGAGTGCGGATTTGAGACGCTGAACCGCAACCAGTACAGCGGGCATGCGGGCAAGTGCCCGATCCATAAGCAGGCCCACCAGGGCGGGAAGTTGATCGCAGTGGATTTGACGAGCAAGGAGGCAATGTGATCACTGGGATGTTGTGGTTCGATAATGATCCAAAAACAAGCCTGGAGGCGAAGATCGGCAAGGCGGCTGAGTATTACAAGCGGAAGTATGGTCAGGAGCCGGATGTGTGCCTGGTGAACCCGAAGCAGGTGGGTCTTAGACCCACCCCTACGGTTGGAGACCCACCCATACGGGTGGAGGCGATGCGAGAAGTGCTGCTGGGGCATTTGTGGATCGGCAGAGAGGAGAGCCAGCATGGCGATGCGAATCCAGCGTAAACGGATCAAGGGCTGGCGGGCGCCCACAGGGATGATCGTGGTATCGAGGCCGTCGATGTGGTCAAACCCTTACCGGGTGGGGTTCGAGGCGAAGAACAATGCCGAAGCGGTGAAGTTCTTCGAGCGGGATCTGGAGGCGGCCAGGCGCAACCAGCTGACGGAGGAGATGCTGGCGGTGTGGAGGAAAAACCACAAGGCGGGAGCCGCAGGGCCGTTCTATATCGCGTTCCAGGCGAGGGAGCAATTGAGGGGGTTTGATCTGGCGTGCTGGTGCGGGCTGGATGAGGCATGCCATGCGGATGTGCTTTTGAAAATGGCGAACGAGGAGAAAAGCTGATGCCTACAAAAACCAAGATCGAGTGGTGCGATTATGTGACGAACCCGCTGAAAGCGAAGTATGAGAGCGAGCCATACCCTTTGAACGGTGGCCATCAGGTGATCAAGCGCGGGTGGGCGTGCGTGAAAATCTCGGAGGGGTGCGCGAACTGCTGGGCGAGCACATTCAATGTGCGGCTGGGAACGGGGCTGGCTTATTCGCTGCCAAACCTCGAAAAGGTACAGGTGTACGTGGATGAGGGCGAGCTGGAGCGGCTGAAGAAGATCAACCCGAAAGGGCCGTACAAGAACGGCAGGGACAGGGCGCTGGTGTTTCCGTGCGACATGACCGATCTTTTCGGGTCATGGCTGAGCGAGGAGAGCATCAAGCGGGTGTTCAATGCCATGGCGGAAACGCCGCAGATGGATTTCATGGTGCTAACGAAACGGCCAAAGCTGATGCTCGATTTTGTGGCGGGGTCGGCTCCGCTAAGAAATGTGATCCTGGGAACGAGCATCGAAAACGAGCAGCGGGCACTAGCGCGCTGGGATGCAATGAGGCAATTGCACCTGAGGGGATGGAAAACCGGGATCAGTTACGAGCCCGCATTGGGGCCGGTGGACTGGGAGCCCTTTTCCTTCGTGAACTGGTTGATCTGCGGCGGGGAGAGCGGGCCGGGGGCGAGGCCGATGAACCCATTATGGGCCAGGCTGGCGCGGGATTTTGCGGTTGAGTACGGAATCCCTTATTTTTTCAAACAGTGGGGGGAGTGGTCACCGGTTGAAAATTTGATGAAATTGGGGATCAAGACTTTCAAGAGAAAGCCTGTGTTTATGGGAGAAAACCAGTATATGGTTTGGGTCGGTAAGGGGCTAGCGGGGCATGAACTGGATGGGGAGGAATGGAGGCAGGTGCCATGATGACCATTTACTTACGCAACGGAGCCGTAATCAACACCGATGACGTGAACGGAAAGATGGAAACAAGCGGGACCGGCGCCCCACTGGCCTTTATTTGGTTCAACGGAACCGGGCCAAGGCATCTGGCCTTCATCGCTGCCGATGAGATCGTGGCGGTGGTCAACAGCACGGAGGGTGAGGTTAAGCAGGAGGTGAAGCCATGAGCCCAAAACGCGAAAAGATCGAAATTTCCTTCCAGGGACACAAGAAGTTCAAGCAATACGTGGTCGATAAAATCCATGAACTGCTTATGTCAGAGGAATTTGCGGAGGAAGTGGCAAAACCCGGATGCGGGCTGACGATAACATCCAGCATAGAGCCGACAGGCGAGGATTATTCAGATGACTGAATTGGCGCATGGGGTGATCTTGAAGGGCAGCGTGGAGGCGGTGGAGAAATGAGCAGGGCAATGGTGGCGGAAGATGAGATCGATGCGAAATGGATCCACCGGGTGAAGGTGATGGCGGGAAAGGTGAAGGATCTGGATCAATTCAGCGTGCCCGAGCATGCCGCATTGAAACGTTATGAAGATGAGATCCATCTGCATCACCTGGAGGCGAGCTGGCCAGCTCGGGAGCTGGTGCGGGTGCCGGTGATGGAGGCGGCTGGCGCATATCTGCTGGTGGTGGCGTGGTGGATCGGGGATGGGAAGGTCAGTGCGGCGATGGTGGAGGCGGGGGCGGTCCTTGCTCTCGCATTCGGAAAAGACCCGAGTTATGCGTTCATCAGGAGCATCCCGGCCGGGGCGGAAGAGTTCGTGGAAGTAAAAGGAATTTGCCTGGTGCAGGCAAACTGGGTGCCAGATGGTTTTATTGCGGTGACGAGCGGCGGGATGACGAGAGGATTAAAAGGCTGGGAGCGGAGCGCAGAGTGTGAGGAGAGCCAGCGCGAGGCTGAGAGCGTTTGAATGAATTTTATTGGATGGAGGTGAATGTGGACGGTCTTACTAAGAGCTGGAAGTGCGGAAACGGGCATCAGCTGGGGCAAGTGGTGAGGGTAGAGGTGAACAACAACGGGCGCAAGCATTATGTCACACGGTTGAACCTGTACCGGCACGCGATCGATATGCAGGCAGAGACACCGGAGGAGGTGGATGTGATCGCGGTGCTGGAGGGGACGACGCTGAACGTGCGCTGCGACGTGCCGGGGTGCGGGGCAAGCCGGGCGTGGTTCATCGGGCAGGAGGCGATGGAGCATCTGGTGGGGAAGATGAGGGAGAGAGAAAAAGGGGTTGTATAAATAGAATAGGTGTGCTATAAATAAATCGCAGGCGCCTGTCATTCCCTAAAAGGGAGTGGCGGGCGTTTCTTTATTTAAAGAAAAAGGAGGAAATTGATATGCCAATTCCGAGACCTTCCTACCAGCTATTGCTGGCGTTGGATTTGCAGGATGAGGAGCCGAATATCACAGAAAATGACAGGATCAGGAGTGAGGCGGCGCGAAAGGCAATCGAAGGGATGTTTGGCAAAGCAGGGGCACCGAGGTGGCTGGATGATTATCAGGAGTTGGTGCGAGGAGGCTGGCCATGGAAGGTGGCGGCATATATTGCATGGGCATCAATCCCCAGGGTGATGAGAGAACCAAAGACGCAGGAGCTGCTGGCGCGGGAGTACCTAGGGCTGAACAGCGACAGAGCAATTTCCACATGGAGAAAGCGCAACCCGGCAATCGAAGAGATGATCAGGCAGATGCAAGCGGGGCCGCTGTTCAAACACCGGGCGGAAATCTTCACAGCGCTGGTGGCAGTGGCAGTGAAGCCGGAATATAAGAGCCACAATGACCGGAAGCTGGCGTTCGAGTTGATGGGTGATTACATCCCGGCAAGCAAGGCGCTGCTCGCGGTAACAGGAAAGATGAAAGGGAAGGATATGAGCAAACTGAGCATGGAAGAATTGATGGAACTGGCAGCATCAGCGGAGGAAGAGCAAGACGATGAACCTGAAGCCTGATAACAAAAACTCGAACAAAGGCACGAAACGAGGCCAAGAACTGCTGGAACAGTCGTTGCAGGAACTGGGCGCCGGGCGATCGATCCTGACAGATAAGGATGGGAACATCATCGCCGGTAACAAGACCTATGCCAAAGCGCAGAAGCTTGGACTAAAGCTGAGGCTGGTGGAAACGAGTGGCGACGAGCTCGTAGTGGTCCAACGGAATGACCTGGATCTGACAGTGCCCACCGGCGAAGCCAGGCGGCTGGCATATCTGGACAATCGGGTTGCTGAGATAGACCTGGAATGGGATCCGGAGCAAGTTGCAGAAGATGCAAAGGCGGGGATGGATTTTGAGGCGATGGGATTCATGGAAGGGGAATTGCGCGAGGTGCTGGATCAGATGGATTATGGGGAGGAAACGAGCGCGGATCCGGGGGATCAGACGGACAAGGCGGATGAGCTGCTGAGAAAATGGAAGACGGAGAATGGTCAGGTGTGGGGATTGGGTGAACACCGACTCGTGTGTGGCGATTGCACCGATCAGAATGTAGTGGACAATGTATTCGAAAGCGAAGAAGAAATGGCGGCACTGGCTTTTACAAGCCCACCGTACTGGGTGGGGAAATCTTATGAGACCCAGACTACGGAAACGGAAATCGATCTTTTTATCGAGCAGGTGGCAAGCAGGCTGGCTGCGCGGGTGAAGCAAGACCTAAGCAGGATCGTGATCAACACCGGAACGGGGTTCACGACCGCATTCGACAAGAAATCGAAACGGCAAGTGTTGCTGCTAATAGATAAATGGTCAAACGCGCTAAGGAAAAAAGGCTGGAACTTGCGGCATGTGCGGCACTGGCTGAAGGAAGGCCAGTTGATGTCCACATCACCGAGGACGGATGTGATAGACCAGCATAACGAATTCCTGGGCACTTATGAACACCAGGAAGGAAAAGAAATGCACTTCGACGACACCTTCAATGACGGAGACATCGAAATGCTGATGACCTTTTATAACCGGAGCGGAAAGCAGCGAGGGCAGGAATGGACAGGTGCAAAGTGGGCGCTGCGATCTTACTGGGATGACATCAGGGGCACGGCCAGGGCAAACGGGCATGAAGCGGCTTTTCCGGTTGAGCTGCCTTTGAGACACCTGATGCTGTACACAAAGCGGGGAGAGGTCGTCTTCGAACCATTTTGCGGGAGCGGGACAACCCTGATCGGTTGCGAGGCCATGAAGAGGAAATGCCGGGCAATCGAAATCAACCCGGCCCATGTGGCAGCGACATTGGAGAGATGGGCGATCATGACCGGTAGAGAACCGGTTCTGGAGAGCAAAAATGACCGAGCTGAAATTTGACCCACACAACGCGAACGCGGGCACGGAACGAGGGCAGGAGCTGCTGGAACAATCACTTCAGGAGCTGGGGGCAGGGAGAAGCGGGCTGATCGACAAGGATGGGAATGTAATCGCCGGGAATAAAACCTTGAGAATGGCGCAAAGGCTGGGGCTGAAGGTGCGGGTTATCCAAGGCGGGAAGGACGAGCTGATCATGGTCCAGCGGGACGACCTGGACTTGAACGATCCCACCGGTGAGGCGCGAAGGCTGGCATACCTGGATAACCGGGTCAGTGAACTGGACCTGGCCTGGAATGTCAGCCAGGTGGCCGAGGATGTGGAGGCGGGACTGAACCTGGAAGGGCTGGGGTTCACCGACAAGGAATTGATGAAGCTGTTGTTAGAGCTGGAGGAGGGAGAGAACGAGTTGGTCGATCCGGGGCCTGAGCTGGACCGGGCGCAGGAGTTATGGGAAAAATGGCGGGTTGAGGTGGGCCAGGTTTGGAAATTGGGAAATCACCGGTTGATGTGCGGGGACAGCACAAATGCGGGGCACGTGGGGCACCTGGTGGGCAGCGAGCGGGCAACGTTGTGCTGGACTGACCCACCGTGGAACGTGAACTATGGGGGGAGCGAGCATCCAAGCTGGCGGAAAAGGTCGATGAATAATGACAACCTAGGAGAGAAGTTTCCGGAGTTTGTGGCGGCAGCGGTGCAGAACATCTGGGATTATTGCATCGCAGGGGCGGTGCTGTACCTGGTAATGAGTGCACAGGAATGGCCGGTGGTGGACGGCATTTTAAGGCAGAAGAAATTCCACTGGTCGAGCACAATCATCTGGGTGAAGGATCAACTGGTGCTTTCCAGGAAGGATTACCACACGCAATATGAACCGTTGTGGTACGGGTGGAAGTCAGACTCGGCCAGGGTGCGGGAGGTGGTAGACCGGAAGCAGTCGGATGTATGGCTGATTGACAGGCCGAAAGTATCGGAAGAACACCCAACGATGAAGCCGGTGGAACTGGTGGAACGCTCGCTTGAGAATTCGAGCCTGCCGGGAGACCTGGTGCTCGAGCCGTTTTGCGGTAGCGGGACGACGATCATTGCATGTGAAAAGAAGGGAAGGCGATGCAGGGCGATGGACAATGATCCAGTGTATGTGGCAGTGGCGCTGGAGCGGTGGAGCGTGATGACAGGGAAAGTGCCAGAGCTTGCAGATCAGTAATGATGCTTGACTATGTGCCAACCTCGCGGCCTAATGATGACAACAAATCAAAAGGAGATCAGGATGAAAAACAATCAAGCAGGCCGGGAAGACGCAGTCCAGAAATATGATGAGAAGCAGGCGGAGATCAGGAAGCTGCTGGCACAGATCGAGTACGGGTTGGAGAAGAACGACAGGAACCGAAGCGAGGGAATCACCTGGGGGAGTGTTGAGTACCTGGCGCACATCGCCAGCGAGCTGAGAGACATCAAGGACAGTTTGCACGGGACCGGGGAGTACGCGAAATGAAACCAACACGAAGAGCAAGTTATACGGTCGATCCGCGAAGAGTTTACTCAAGAGAGATCGAGTTGATTCAGGGAAAGCTGGATGAACTGAACGGAAAACTGGCGGAAGTACTCGAGGAGAAGATCGCACCGGATAACATCAGCTGGGCGGATGTGGGGGCAGCCAACAGAATGCGGCTGATTTTGAATGAGGCGCTGGAGATCGAGTTTTAGAGGGAAGAACGGAGAAGCGAAAAGAGCCCGGGTAAAACTGGGCTCTTTTGTTGTTTCAAAAAGATTAAAGGTTATTAAGAGAATCAAGAGAAATGTGTAAAAAGTTCCCAAAATGGGACAATTTGGTATAATATATGCATGCGGGTCATTTCTAGGAAAATATTAGAAAATTTTTTGGAGAATCATGCCGATTCGCGTGGCTCGCTGGAGTCTTGGTATGACCATGCTAAAAAGTCCAGATGGACTCGCCCTGAAGATATTAAAAATGAATATGGTGATGACACCATCTTAGGAAATAACCGGGCCGTATTCAATATTAAGGGGAATGATTATCGATTAGTAGTTGCAATACATTATAAATCAACGATAATTTTCATCAGATTTATTGGAACACATGCTGAATATGATCGGATTGATGCATTAAATATTTAAGGCAAAGAAAGCGGTGAATTTTATGGAACTAAAGCCGATTCGAACCAACGAAGAATACGAAGAAGCATTGAAAGAAATTGAGAGTTTGTTTTCTGCCGAACCAGGAACTTCTGAAGGAGATAAATTGGAAGTATTGTCCATCCTGGTAAACGTTTATGAAGACGAACATTATCCAATTCCTGCGCCTGATCCAATAGAAGCTATTGAATATCACATGGAACGGCTCGGAATGACTCGTAAAGATTTAGAACCTTTTATCGGTGGACCTTCACGCGTGTCTGAGATTTTAAATCGAAAAAGAAGTTTATCTATCAAGATGATTAGAAGTCTAAGTGAAGGCTTGGGGATCTCGATGGATGTATTGGGACAAGCCTATGAATTAAATGGGCCTGATTCTCATCTGGAAGCTGAACTAATAATCAATTTATTGATGGAGAATGTATTCAAATCTCGAGCTGTCTTCACCCCATATTTCATAGAATTGTTGTTAACTTCAAAAGCAAATCTAAAAGCAAATCTAAGTGGCGAAGCATCAATAGAAGCTCTTCCAGATAAAAATATATTAGTGAATCTATTTGATAAGCCAGACTTCAAAATTGTTGGATCAGATATTTCTCCTCAACTAAAATCAATTTTCAGCATTGTGGGTGCTACTGAAAGGACAGTTCAATGATTACCCATGTATGGAGCGTTCTTTGCCAAAATTCAATAATTGATCAAGATTCAAATCTGGTCAGCCTGATAAATTCGATTGAAGAATTAACCTTGCCGGACGAGCCAGCACCAAATAAGGTTTATCCAATAACTGTAAGCCTAGTCACATTATGGATTCGTTCTGACATCAATATACCAATCTCTGGTTTTGGCCGATCTGTGTTCACATCACCAAATGGGGAAGAGCTTCAATCTCTCGAACAGGAGCTAGATCTTAAAAATTATGAGCGGTTGCGAACTCGCAGTTATTTCTCCGGGCTAAAATTATCAGAAGCAGGTCAATATTATTTCAATGTTGAGTACCGTGATAATGTTAAACAAGAATGGCGAAAAGTTGCTGCCTTGCCAGTAAAAGTGAGTTTCAAGAAGGAATAAGCATTTCAAAAAAGAAAGTCCGGTTTCACCGGACTTTCTTGATGGTGCTGGGGATGTGGTTGTTTAGAGACGATTTTTGGGGATGGCCGAGATGAGGAGGATGCCGACAAAAAAGATAATGAATGCCGGGCCAAGGCCTAAAGCACCCAAAAATTGGACCATCGTGCCGAAGAAGGGGATTAAGTCGGGGTAGAAGAATGCGTAAACCAGAATTATGAGTGCAGGTCCCAAAATGAGGATTAACAGCCTGCGAAAGTAAGATTTCCAAAATTCATTCAAGTTTCATTCCTCCCGTAAGATAGAAAATTATTGTTCGGTAGGATAATTGTATATCAATTCCGAGAAGCAGGTTTTGAAAGGGGAAAGGAAAATCGATAGAATTAATACACAATTATTCATATATGGAATATTGACAAAGTAATAATAATGTTTTAAGATGGATGTGTAAGGGGTAATACCCTTGCTTCCCAATGGTGACTGGCATTCCCCCCTAATGCCAGTCACCATACGGGGAAACAATCGAAAGCAAGCCCGGCAGAATATGGCGCGGGCAGAAAGTTGGACGGATGAGCCCCGTCGCGCATAGAGCGCGGCGGGGCTTTTTTGTTTTCCCATTCAAAAAGGAGATCAAGGTATGAAAAGGACGCATGTAATTTTGACATTGGTGGGATTGGTAGTTTTGGTAAGCCTGGTGGCGGCAACTGGCCAGGCAATGGCGATGAGGGCCGGACAGGAGGCTGCGCAGGCTCCGGAGCTGCCGGGCTGGGCGGTGGCGCTGCTGAACACAGGGGTGACCTGGTTGATCACGAACGGGCTGAAATCGCTTTCGAAGGCATTGCCCTGGGTGCCTACCCTGGAAGGCCCGGCAACGGCACTGACTGGGGCGCTGGTGGCGTTCGTGGTGGTGTTCGCAAATGGATTGCTGGCGATGATTCCGGCTACGTACCACGCGGGGGTGACCGCATTATTCACCTTCGCTGGGACTCTGCTGGCCGCGTATGGCGTGCAGGGAACCCTGAAGAAGCTTTTACCGAACTACGCCAGATAATGCCAGGGACGGCCAGCGATGCCACTGACAGATTCACAAGTTTCTTTACTGGCGCAGATCCCGCTGGCAGGGGTGGTCGTCCTGGTGGTGAGCATTTTCCTGTGGTTCCTGCGGGAATGGGCCAAGGCGGAGCGTGAAGCCCGGGCAACCGAAGCGAACGAGGAACGGAAGGCGAGAGCCGAGGAAAGCCGGGAGATGCGCGAGTTCCTGCGGGAACAGCGCGAACAGACCAACCTGATGTTCAGGGAAATGCGGGAGCAGAACAACAACGCGCTGGGGCGGCTGGCGGATGAGATCAAGAGCAACACATCGGAGCTCTCGAAGCTGGCGGGAGTGGTGCTGAGCCACGATGCGGCATCCAAGGCGCGGAACGAGCGGTCAGCCAGATAGAGAGAGGCGAGGAAACCATGATCCTGGGAATGGATACGAGCAGGTGGAAAGACAACCCAGCAACGCCGGTGACGATCGACTGGCAAAAAGCGAAAAGCGCCGGAGTGCGTTTCGTCATTATGAAGACGACGGAGGGGATCAGCTGGAAAGACCCGGTGTTCGACCTGCACAGCAAGGCGCTGGCGGGGTTGCTGCCGAGAGGGACATTCCACTATTGGCGGCCGCAGAATTCCGCGACCGCGCAGGCAAAATTCTACTATTCGGTGGCGAGAGGTCTGGAACTTCCACCAGTTCTCGATGTGGAGGATTGGTACAAGGAGCTGCCAAAGGGTCTGGAGCTGGTCAATAAGGTGGTGGAGATGTTAAGCGCCATCGATGCGGCATTCGGACGATCAGCAATTTTATATACCAGTCCGAACATCATCCAGTATTACATGGGACTGAAAAACCTGACAGGGTCTCCACTACTCATGAGGAAGCTGTGGATCGCGAATTATGAGGTGGATAAGCCTGACATCAAGCCATGGGGGCGGTGGACATTCTGGCAACATACCGAACAAGGCCCGGCAGCAAAGTACGGGATCAATGAAGCCGGATTTGTCGATCTCGACTTATATAACGGCGATCAGGCATTATTTGAGGCGGAGTTTGGGTTGGATCTGACAGCGGAGACTCCAGCGCCAGTGGCGGTGAAGGTGACCAGCGTTGAAGAAGAAGGGGTAAAGCTTCAGAAGTTGATGACGGTGCGGGTGGAAGTAAACGGCAGCAGTTACAACCGGACGATTGACCAGCGGCCAGTGGTGCCACCCCCTCCGCCTGTAACACCTCCGATCGATGAAGGCATCTGGGAAATCCTGGACGATTCGAAGGCCATGGCAACCGGGGCGTTCCGGCCATATGTGAGGAACGGTCTTCCGGAAACCGTCCGGTTCCACCCGATCATCACAGCCAGTGGAAAATACGGCGAGGGCGGGGTAACGCTCCCGGCTGATTGGATGGCTTTCGCGGTGGAGATCAACCCCGGACGGGCATTCAAGTACCAATTCAACACTCCAACTGAATTCAATGACGAAGTCGGCTGGCATAACCGAGCCGGAGCCAGGCGGGTGGAATGCCTAACAATGGCGGGGAACCGTGTGCGGGTGAAGCGGATCGAAAAACGTGAGCTGGTGATCGATGGGAAACGCCAAACGGTTCAGGCGGCGCTGATCGATTGTTATACCGTCAATCAACGGCCACCGGCGGCGCGGCTGCCAATGCCGGTGGACGGCCATGGCACGGATACGCTCATTCACAATTTTTCCATCGGGTATCGGCCGAGTGCCAACCACCCCAATGGTTGGACAGATATGAGCACCGATGGGAGATTTGCGCGGTTGTTCCCCATCGCGAACGAGGGGGAGGAGCTGTGGATGGATCTGCGCGACCTGGTGAAGGTTGAAGGATAAAGAATGCCGATCAATAAACCGGATTACACATTGGAAGCGCAATACCAGCAGAAGGCCTTTGAACTCGACCTGCCAGAGGTGGAGTTTGAGGGCGTTTCTCCGGAGGAGGCGGCGCGAAGGAGCGCAGTGGCGCGACACGCGTTGGAAGGGCTGCGCGGTGAAACCGGCGCTCCAGGATGGCTGGATGATGTGTTCCGGTTGATCGATGGCGGATGGCCGTGGCGGCAGGCAACGTTCATTGCATGGGCAAGCTCGCCGAGGATCGACCGAAGCCCAAAGACGCAGGACGAGCTGGCAAAGAAATACCTGGGGCTGACGAGCGACAGGGTGATCTCGACCTGGCGGAAGCGCAACCCGGAGATCGACACGGTGATCGGGTTGTTGCAGAGCGCACCATTGTGGGACAGCCGAGCGGACGATTTCGCGGCGCTGGAGGAAGGCGCGGCGAAGGCGGGAGAGGATTACAAATTCTTCAATCATCTGAAGCTAAAACTGGAGATGCGCGGAGATTACGTGCCGAAGAGCGAACTGGAAGCCCTGCTGAAACGGAAGGCGGGAGCAGGGGCAGAGACGAAGAGCGTGGAGGAGCTGGAAGCATTAGCCGGGTATGAGGACGAGGAGGACGGCGAAGGATGAGCACTGACGGATCCACCAGGACGAGGGTATCGCCAAAGCAGGCGCGGCAGGAACTGGCACGGCGCGAGCTGGCGAAATTGCGTTTCCTGGACTTTTGCCGGTATGTCGATCCAAAGTTCCTGGCAGTGCCGCATGCCAAGCACGTGGCAGCAAAGCTAGAAAAGGTGGCGAGGTTCATCGAAAGCGGAGGGAAAGAAGGGATCAACCGGTTGATGATCCTGATGCCGCCACGACATGGGAAAACCGAACAGGCAAGCATCAAGTTTCCGGCGTGGCTGTTGGGAAGGGCTCCCGACAGCCGGGTGATCCTGACATCCTATTCAGCAGACCTGGCGAGCAGAAACAGCAGACAAATGCGCGAGCTGGTGATCGGCGACAGGTATCAGGGGGTGTTCGGGGCAAGGAGCAGCCTGGAAGCGCCGGTAATCCTGAGCGCGGACAGCCGGAGCGTGGCGACCTGGGACCTGGCACAGCCGCACAGGGGCGGGGTAATCGCGGCTGGCATCGGCGGGTCAATCACCGGCATGGGGGCAACGCTGCTGGTGGTGGACGATCCGCTGAAGGGACGCCAGGAAGCGGAGAGCCAGGGCAGACGGGACGACGTGGATGAGTGGTACCGGTCGGTGGCATACAACCGTCTGGAGGCACACGGGGCAATCGTGGTGTTCCACACGCGGTGGCACCCGGACGACCTGGCGGGGCGGTTGATCCGCAGGATGGCGCAGGACGGCAGGGCAGACCAGTGGGAGGTGGTGTTTCTGCCAGCAATCGCACAGGACAACTACCCAGCAACAGCGGAGGAGCAACGGCAGTTGATGCTGGATGGAATTTATATGCCGCTGGAAGACCCGATGGGCAGGAAGCCGGGCGAAGCTCTGTGGCCGGACAGGTTCAGCGCGGAATGGCTGGAGGCGAAAAAGGCCAACATCGATATGTACGAGTTTGAGAGCCAATACCAGCAGAACCCATACTCGCGGGAGGGCGGGTTCTTCAAGCGGGAGTGGTTCACAGTGGTGGACAGCGGGCCGGGGCAGAAGGTCATGGCGAGGACTTACCAGAACGGGGAACGGCTGGTGGCCAGAGTGCGGTTCTGGGACAAGGCAGCTTCGAAAAGCGGCGACTTTACGGCCGGGGCACTGATGAGCCTGGGCGAGGACGGAAATATTTACATTGAGCACATGGCGCGAGGACAGATGGCGCCAGGGGAACGGGACCAGATGATGGGGCAAATCGGCGTGGAGGATTACACGGCGCACGGGCCTTTCAAAATCTGGCACCAGCAAGACCCAGGAAGCGCAGGGTTGGACTCGGCGTTCGCCACCAACAGCCAGCTGGCAGACAGAGGGCTGCATGGGGACTTCGAAACGGTGAGCGGAGACAAGACGGTGCGGGCAGGGCCGCTGGCTAGCAAGGCACAGAGCGGGAAGGTGCGACTGGTGAGGGGGGCATGGAACCAGGCGTTCATCGAGGAGTGCGTAGCGTTCCCGGCAGGACGCAATGACGACCAGGTGGACACGGCATCTTCAGGATGCAACAAGCTACTGGAAATTCAGGAAGCGATCAGGGAGAGGGAAGAGTTGGACGATGTGGTGGTGTACGAGGAGCGGGTGAGGATCAGCCCGGTTTGAGGAGAAGCGGATGGCAAACGGATGGATGGGCAGGATCGGCGAGTGGTTGACCGGCAGGGACGAGCTGCGCGGTGAAATCAGCGTTTTGCAGGAACAGGTGCAACAAAGGGACGCGAGCCTGGAACTGATGCAGGAGAGCGTGGCCGACCTGGAACTGGCGCTGGAGGATGTGAACTGGATGCGACTGACCAGCGAAGGGAACAACGAATTCAGCCGGGAAGGTCTGAGGAAGATCACCGAACTGGCGCGGATGATGTACATGAAGAACCCACTGGTGAAGCGAAGCGTGCTGGTGAAAGCGCTGTATGTGTGGGCGCAGGGAATCACGGTGAGGGCGAAGCACACGGAGATCAACCAGGTGTTGCAGGATTTTTGGGACGACAAGAAGAACCGGGCGGAGTTGACCGGTCACAGGGCGCGGTTCTTGAAGGAGATCGACCTGGAGGTGAGCGGGAACCTGTTCTTTGTGTTTTTCCCGAGACCATCGGACGGGCGGGTGCGGATACGGACAATCCCGGAAGGAGAGATCGCAGAGATCATCTGCAACCCGGAGGACGCGAAAAGCCCGTGGTTTTACAAACGGTCATGGAGGGAATCCAAGCTGAACCCGGCAAGCGGGAGGATGAACAAGGTCAACAAGACGGCATATTATCCGGACTGGGAGTTGAACCCGGATACTCAACCAGAAAAGATCGGCAACTGGCCAGTGATGTGGAACAGCCCGGTATACCACGTGAAGACAGGCGGATTCAGCGGGTGGAAGTTCGGTGTAAGTGAAATCTATGCGAGCATCGATTGGGCGCGGGCTTACAAGGAATTCCTGGAAGACTGGGCGAGCCTGACACGCAGTTACAGCCGGTTCGCGTGGCGGCTAACGACCAAGGGCGGGGCCAAGGGAGTGGCAGCGGCGAAGCTGAAGCTGAACAGCACACTGGGAAACGCCGGGACGGGAACAGAGACAAACCCGGCACCGGCGACCGGGTCAACGTTCATCGGCGGGGAAGGCGTGGACATGCAACCGATGCAGCTGAGGGGGGCGAATGTGGCGGCGGAGGACGGTCGCCGGATGCTGCTGATGGTGGCGGCTAGCGCAGGCCTGCCGGAGACGTATTTTGGAGATGTGAGCGTGGGAACGCTGGCAACGGCGAAAACCATGGACAGACCAACCGAGCTGATGATGAAGGAACGACAGACATTCTGGGTGGATGTGCTGAGGGACATCATCGGTTACGTGTTGTTCTGGGCGGTAAAAGCAGTGGACGGACCACTCAAAGAACTAGGGAGCATCGAGAAGGACGAGGACGGAGACGAGAGATTGATATGGAACAAAGGCGTAAAGCCATCGCTCGACCTGGACTTTCCGCCCATCCTGGAACATGACGTACAGGCGGCGGTGCAGGCGGTGGTGACAGCTTTGACGCTGAACGGGCAGCAAATCACACTACTGGACGAACCCACCGCGACAAGGATGATCCTGAACGCGCTGGCGGAAGATGACGTGGATGAAATCATGACGCAGTTGTTCCCGGACGAAACGGCGAGCGTCGCAGATGAGGCGAGCAGTGTCACGAGGGTGGCGGCGGCATTTGCAAAACTGAAGGAAGCAATTTCAAGAGGCGTGAATGGATGAGATCGACGTGGCGATCCTGGGACTGGCGGAAGCTGTAAAGCGAGGCGCCAGGCGGAAAGATGCCGAGAGGCTGGTAAGTCCACTGGCGCTGGCGATGAGAAAAGCGTTCAGGTGGCAGGGGGGGCTATTCGTAAGGAAACTGAGGAAAATCGCCGAGAAATTCCCAGTGGCAGAGAGCAATCCATTCCTGGCGCTGGCGGCAAAGTTGGAGAAACCATTGACAGAGGTGATGACCGCCAGAGATTGGGAAGTGCTGTGGTACGAGGTAGTAGACGAGACAGAGGATGATTTCATCAAGCCGATAGAGAAGACGGTCACAGCGGCACTGGAAATCGGCGCGAAGGCGATGGCGGCAGAGCTGGGAGTGAACATCAACTTCAGGCTGAAGAACCCGCGGGCGAAAAAATACCTGGACAACTACGGCGCGAAGCTGGTGAAGGAGATCAATGAGACGACCAGGGAATATCTGCACACGCTGCTGGCGGATGCAATCGGGGAGGGGTGGTCTTACAAGCAGGTGGCAGAGGCCATCATCGAGCGGTTTGAGGAATTCGCGGTAGGCAGGCCGCAGGCGCACATCGACAGCCGGGCACATCTAATCGCGGTGACAGAGATGGGTAACGCCTACGCTGAGGGGAACCTGATCATGGCGAGGGACTTGCAGGATGCCGGATTACTGATGGAGAAGAGCTGGAGCACGGTGGGGGACGACAAGGTGAGCGAGGGATGTCTGGAGAACGAGGCGGCGGGTTGGATCGGGCTGGATGAGGAGTTCCCGAGCGGACACCAGAGGCCGTTGAGGTTTCCGGGGTGCAGGTGCGATTTATTGACAAGGTTGAAGGAGGCATGATGACTGTAAAAAAAATGGATGAGGCGGCAACAATCAAGGCTCGAGCGAGGGGGGCGGCAAAAGCATTGAAGGGGCTGCTGGCGGAAAAGACGCTGCCAGAGAATATCCGGAAGGCGGTGGAGGAATTGCAGGCAGCGCTGGCAAAAACGTGGAAAGACCTCGAAGCGGAGACGGAGACCACGAATGAGAGCGGGGCGAACATGGGCGATGCCATGTGCGCAATGATGCACTCTTCAATGGTAAGTTCCGTCGATTATCGCTTTGGGGAGGGATACATCACGGAAGAGGAGTATGGCGGGGCGTTGGGCGCGGTGGAACTGTGCCTGGCAACTTTCAGAGGCGCGCTAATGGCGGATGCGCCGGGAATGTTCAAGCGCAGGCCGTTTGATTATCCGGAAGAGACGTTAGCAGCGAGCGAGGCCGAAGAATTCATGGGGGATGCGACAGCGCTGGTGGAGTCGGTTGTGCGGCGGGATGGGACGATCCCGGTGAAGATCATCCAGCCGGGGTGGGGTAGCTCAGGGTATTACCCGGCTGAGGTGTTGGAACGGGATGGCCCAAAAGTCTTCACAAAGGGGATGCACATGTACTGGAACCATCCAACCCAGCAGGAAGAGGCGCAGAGGCCTGAACGCGATTTGAACTCGCTGGCGGGTGTGCTGACCAGCGATGCCCGCTGGAACCCAAGCGGCCCAGCAGGCGCGGGGCTTTATGCGGATGCGAAGGTGATGCCGTTCTATGCGGACAAGGTGGAAGCGCTGGCACCGCATATCGGATTGAGCATCCGGGCGATGGGGAAGGCCCAGGCGGGCGAGGTGGAGGGAAAGAGCGGGCCAATCATCACGGAGTTGAGCGCCGGGAGGAGCGTGGATTACGTGACGGCGGCAGGGGCCGGGGGGGAGATAATCACAATGTTCGAGGCGGCGAAGTATGGAGCCGATAAGAAAATCACCACAACTGGACAAGGAGCCGGTGTGGAACACAAACCTATTCAGGAGGCAGAGATGGGAGAAAAGGAATTGCAGGAAGCCAACGCCGGGCTCCAGAAACAACTGGACGAGGCAAAGGCGGAGGCCGCTCGGATGAAGGAAGCTGCCCTACTGCGCGAGGCAGGCGACCAGGTAAACGCTGCGCTGGCGAAGGTCAGTTTGCATGCCGCAACCAAGGCACGCCTTGTCGAAGGGCTGGTGAAGGTTGCACCGGTCAAGGATGGAGCGCTGGACAAAGAGGCGTTCAAGACCCAGATCGACGAGGCGGTGAAGGCCGAGGTGAAGTACCTGAGCGAGGCGGCCGGGCTAGGCCGGATCAGCGGGATGGGGGCAAGCGATGAAGACCAGACAGAGGTAATCGACGCAGAAGAGGCGGAGAAATCGCTGGTGGAGTCTTTTCGGATTTTGGGTCTGAGCGAAAAGGGCGCAAAGAACGCCGCTCAGGGCCGCATTTAGGCAAGGAGGATGAGCAATGGCAACAAACCTGATTTACAACGGCGCTGAGGGTCTGGCAGTGATTTGCAGCGACCCGGCCACACCGGCGAGCGGGGACCCGGTGCGGTTCGGCGAGAAGTGCGGAGTGGCACTGATCGCCGAGCGGGCTGACGGTCTGACGACCGTGGATTTCGAGGCGGGTCATGTTTACGACCTGTCGGTGAAGGGCGTGGACGGGGTTGGCAACTCGGCTGTGGCTCTGGGTGACAAGCTCTACTATGTGGACGCTGACACTCCCAAGATCAGCAAGAAGAACACCGGCCGGGTTTTTGGGTATGCGATGGAAGTCATCAACGCAGGCGCCACCGATACCATCAACGTTATGCTGGCATAGGCCAGGGGAGGGAATGAAATGGAACTGCTGGATTTGATCGAAACCATCCGCGCGGAGGAAGCCACTCCGCAGAAGCTCTTCGGAGCCGAGGGAACCGGGATGCGGCATAACGCGCTGCGCAACCGCCCGGATTATGCCAAGAAGCTGGCCGAGGCCGCAAAGTTCGTGGCCGAGGTGGTGAAGGGGCGACGCCCAATGCGCCAACTTCAGGAAGCAATGACGACCAGTGATTTCCCGAATCTGTTCGGGGACATCCTGGATCGGCAGGTGCTGGCAAGCTATCGCGAGGCACCCGCTGTGTTCCAGAGCTTCACCAGAATCGGGACCGTGCGGGATTTCCGCAGCGTGAAGCGCTTTGGGGTACACGGAGCCGACCAGGTGCTAGGCGAGGTGACGGAGCACGGGGAATATCCGACCGACAAAATCGTGGAGAACAGCCCCTACACCTACGCGGTGAAGAAGTACGGCCGCAAGCTGGGCTTCAGCTGGGAAGCAATCGTCAACGACGACATGGAAACCCTGACCGACGCCCCACAGCGCCTGGGACGGGCCGCGAGGCGCAGTGAGCAGAAGTTTGTGACCCAGCTCTACGTGGACGCAAACGGGCCGCATGCTTCGCTCTACACAGTTGGAAACGCCAACAAGGTTACAAGCAACCCCGTGTTGAGCATTACCGCGCTTCAGACCGCCTTCACCGTGCTGGCGGCACAGAAATCGGAAGAGGGCGAGCCGATCGTGCTTGATCTGGTGGAACTGGTGGTGCCACCGGCGCTGGAAATCACGGCGCTGAACATCCTGAACGCGACCCAGCTGGTGCTGGACGACAATGCCGCGCTGGGAACCAAGAAGACGAACGTGGCGACCCTGAACTGGATGAAGAACCGGGTGCGGCTGAACGTCGATCCGTATATTCCGATCGTGGCGGGGACAGCCAACGGGAACACAAGCTGGTTCCTGTTCGGGAACCCGGACAACGGGCGACCGGCGCTGGAACTGGGGCATTTGCGCGGGCATGAGGAACCAGAAATCTTCCAGAAGGCTCCCAACGCAGTGAGGGTGGGCGGCGGGGCGGAAGAGTTCGACTTCGACACGGACACGACCGAATTCAAGGTGCGGCATGTGTTCGGCGGAGCGAGGATGGACCCGAAGGTGACGGTGGCCAGCAACGGCAGCGGCGTGTAAGTGCGGTGAGGGGCACGGCAATGCCGTGCCCCCATCCCGGATGGAGGCAGGATGAGTTTTACGGCGGATGTGGCAACGGATGTCGGGAAAGTGCGGCTGATCATCAGCGACCAGGATGAGCGATATCCAGTCTTTCAGGACGAGGATATACAGGCGTTCCTAACGCTGGCCGGGGATGTGAGGCGGGCGGCGGCAGAGGCACTGGATACGATGGCGAGCAACCAGACGATGGTGCTGAAGGTGATCAGGACGCTTGATCTATCCACGGATGGGGCGGCTACAGCACGATCCCTGCGGGAACATGCCAAATCGCTGCGCGAGCAGGCCGACCAGGCAGACGCGGCATCGGGGTCACTGTTTGAGGTGGCGGAACTGGATGTGAACGCATTCACGGCGCGGGAAATCCTCAGGAACAGGAGCATGAGGTTATGAGCCGGTTGGCGCATCCTCGCCTAATGGAATCCCTGGAACGCGATTTCCTGCCACAGTTTTGCACCATCATGCAACCAGTCAGCAGCCGAAATAGTCTGGGCGAGGACGTGCCATCGTGGGTTGAGCGGTACACGGGCATCCCCTGCCGGGTGTCGGCGGGATATGGGAGCGAAATCCGCACCAACGAAATGAAGTACCTGGACGCAACGCACGTGATCCTGATGACGGGAACGTATAACGGATTGAACGAGACCATGCGGGCAAAGGTGGACGGGCAGGTGTATGAGATCGCGAAGGTGAACGTCAGCGCGGAAATGGCAACAACACAGTTGATGGCGCGAGTGGTGAGGTAAAGCATGGCGGCAGGCCGGTTATTGGGTTCGGAGGAGTTGTTCGCAAAGTTCAAGGCGCTGGGAGAGGCGGTGAAAGCTGACACGCTTGAGACGGCGGTACTGGCTGGCGGAACGGTGTTCCTGAACGCCGCCAAGGGAAATATCAAAGATCAGCAGTTGATCCGCACAAGAACCCTGAGCCGGTCGCTGCACCAGGAGATCAAGGAAAAGACCGCCACCCGGGTGACCAGCGAAGCCGGGACGGATGCGCCTTATGCCGCGATCCACGAATATGGCGGAGTGATCAGGGCGAAAAAGAGCAAGTACCTGGCAATCCCGGTGGGGACGTATAAAGACAGCCCAAGAAATCACCCTCAGTTGAAGCTGAGCAAGACGGCCGGTGGGACGCTGTTGTTGAGGTCGCCGGGCGGAACGATACAGTATGTGCTGAGAAAGAGCGTGGAAATCCCGGCGAGGCCATATATGCGACCGGCATGGGATGCCGAGCAGGAAAATGTCAGCGGAACCATCGGAAAGGCGATCAAAAAATTGGTTGAACAGGCGGCAGGTTAAGCATGTTTGAAACCGGGTTGTATACGTTTTTGAGCTCAATCGGATCGAGCGCGGGAAACCGGGTTTATCCGAGGCGACTGAAACAAGGCGCGACACTGCCTGCGCTGGTGTACTTCAAGGTGAGCGGCGGGATCAGTTATCACAGCTCAGGGGGAAGCGGGCTGAAGACACCAAGATACCAGATCAACTGCTGGGGAAACACGGAGTTGGAGGCGAAGACGCTGGCGGAAGAGCTGAAGGCGGTTTTGAGCGGTTATCGGGGCTTGATGGGCACGGAAACAGTCACGGCAGCGTTCATTGAGGACGAGCAGGACGACGATGATCCGAACACGGAACGGTGCCTGGTGAGGCTGGATGTAGTGATCCATCACCTGTAAGGAGCGATATGACGAAAAGCAAGAGCGTTTTTTTGAAAGAACCAAAGGTGGCCGGGGGGGAAGGGGAGTCAGCACCATGCCTTTACACAACGTTTGGCTGGGGTGGAACGGTGCGATATCAGTGCGGCCTGTGCGCAGTGGATGTTGGAAGCGAAGAATTGATTCTGGCGCATATCGACCAGGCCCATACGGTGCATGAGGAGCCAGCACCGGCGAGCGGGCTGGTAGAGATCACCGAGGAAGATGTGAAGATGTGGACTGAGCAAAAGGAGTAAAGGATGCCTAGAACGACATTGACGAAGACAACCGTAAAGGGGCCTTTCCCAACTCTGCCGGTGGCAGCGGGAGGCCTGGATGTGGTGATGACGGCGGCAGATGTGGCTAACAAAAACCAGTTTGTGCCGAGCGGAAATGACCTGGTAATCATGCAAAACAGCGGGGCAAGCCCGTATACGGTGACGCTCACGAGCGCTCCGGACGCGCAGAACCGAACCGGGGATGTCACGACCTACAGCCTGGATCCGAACGATGTGTGCACATTTTTGGTGAAGGGCAACGGGTGGGTGCAGGGGGATGGGAACGTTTACCTGGAGGCCAGCAACGCGGCCGTCAAATTTGGGATTGTGGCACTTTAAGGAGGTGTATCGATGACCAACGCGATTTCGTCCCATGGGACGCTAATAAAAATGTACGACCGAGCCACCCACCTGACACCGGCGACTGTGGCCGAGGTGAACGATATCAAAGGGCCACAGATCAAAGGCACAAGCGAGGATGCAACTAGTCACAGTTCGGGCGGGTGGGAAGAGAAGATCAGAACGATCAAGTCGGGGGGAAAGGTCTCCTTTGATGTAAATTTCATATCAGGGGATGCCACCCACAATAAGACAACCGGCCTGCTGGCCGCGGCGATCCAACAAACCAGAGAGAAGTTCCAGATCGTATTTCCAGATGCGAGCGGGTTCGAGTTCTGGGCATACGCAGATTTCGACATGGAAGCGAAGGTGAAAGGGAAGTTGACAGCTTCGCTCGACCTGGAAATCACCGGCGCAGTAACGGCGTTGTAATCAAAAGGGGCGAGTCATCGGCTCGCCCCAATGTTAAAGAAAAGAGGGTTAACCATGAGCATATTGCTCCGCAAGCAAGATATCTTAAGTTCGGATGACATTCAAACGGAGGATGTGGAAGTTCCGGAGTGGGGCGGGCGGGTGCGGGTGAAGGCGATGAGCGGCGAGGAGAAGGATAGCTTCGAGGCATCGCTGGTGATCACGCGGCAGAAGGGGAACACAATCACGAGGCTGCCGAACAACCAAAATGTGAGAGCCAAGCTGGTGGCGCGGTCAATCGTGGATGAGTCGGGCGAGTTAATCTTCTCCGAGGAGGATGTAGTCAGACTGGGAAGAAAATCGGCGATGGCGTTAGACAGGGTGGTGGAGGTTGCAAGCAGACTGAGCCGATTGAAAGAAGCCGACATCAAGGAGCTGAGCGAGTCCTTAAAAAACGACCCACCCGCCGCTTCGCCCATCGATTAGCGCTGGCGGCGGGCAGGCTGCATGTCGACGAGGTTTTGAGGGAACTATCGTCAGCGGAAATTGCCGAATGGCAAGCCTACTACATGCTTGAACCGTGGGGGGACGAATGGTTAAGAACGGCAATATTGGCAGAGTTATTCGCAAATGCGAACAGGGACCCGGAGAAAAAAGCTGAGCCATTCGAGATCGAGGATTTCATGCCTAAATGGTCGGACAGCGAGGAAGAAGAGTTTGAAACGGGCGAAGAAGCTGTATTAAACGAGCCGTGGAAGGCATGGAAGAGCCTGTTCCAACTGATGGCGGATGAAGGGAAAAGGGACGCATGATTTTATCTACGCTGGTGGTTGAGATCGTTGGAGATATTTCGAAGTACCTGGGCAGCCTGGATAAAGCCAGGGAGAATACCGATTCATTTTCGAGCAAGGCGGTGGGAGGGTTATCCGCGATTGGCGGTGGGATTGTGGCAGGCGGGATCGCTGCGGCGGGAGTTGGAGTAACAGCCCTGGGACTGGCAATGCATGACTGGGTGGAGGAAGCATCAGCGGCGCAAGGTGTGGGAGCGCAGACAGACGCAGTCATTCAAAGCACGGGATCAGCAGCGGGGATGACAGCCGAGGCAATCGCCAGCCTGGCGGGGTCACTAGCAGAGGTGACCACCTTTGAGGATGACGCCATCCAGAGCGGTGAGAATATGCTGTTGACGTTCACCGGCATCGGCAAGGATGTGTTTCCAACCGCGACAAAGACAATGCTGGATATGAGCCAAGCCCTAGGGCAGGACTTGAAATCCAGCGCAATCCAGCTCGGCAAGGCGTTAAATGACCCGGTCAAGGGTGTGACGGCATTGCAGCGGGTGGGGGTGAGCTTTACCGAAGATCAAAAAACGATGATAGAGGAGATGGTGAAGAGCGGTGATGTGATGGGCGCGCAAAGGTTCATTCTGGCGGAATTGCAGAAGGAATTTGGAGGAAGCGCCGAGGCAGCGGGAAAAACGTTCGCCGGAAGCTGGACGATCCTGGAGAACAAGGTAGGGAACTTCAAGGAAACGCTCGGCAATGCTTTATTCCCGGCGCTGATGTTGTTAATCACGACACTGAATAATATTGCCAATAAGCCAGAGGTAAAACAGTTCCTGGACGGTTTAGCAGTGGGGATTGGCAATTTCTCCATGCAGGCCGCGATCTGGCTGCCACAAGTGGCGGGCTGGTTCCAACAGGGATTTACCTGGCTGATGGACAATAAGGGAATTATCGCAGCGGCGCTGGCCATCATTGGGGCGAGCTTAGTGGCGTTCGCGGTGACGAGCCTGGGGGCGGCTATTACGGCGTTGGGGGCGTTCCTGGCGGCGGCGTGGCCAGTGATCGCGGTGGTCGCAGCCGTCGGGGGGGCAGCATACATTCTGTATACAGCCTGGGAACAGAACTGGGGGGGCATCCAGAAGGTGGTGGAAGCCTGGTGGACGAATTTGCAATTGATCTGGGCGCTGGTGCAAGATGTGTTTACAGGCAATTGGCGAAAATTTGGCGAGGATCTGCGAAAAATCTGGGATAACACCTGGTCGGCGCTGGGCGATCGAATTCAGGCAGGGCTAGATTTTGTGAAAAACCTGTTCACAGGCTGGTTCGATGGGATAAAAAATAAGTTCGCCGGAATGAGCTGGGGGGAGATCGGGCTGGCAATCATCCAGGGAATCGGGGCGGGGTTCACAGGGGCAATCGGATGGCTGATCGAATCGTGGAAGTCCGCGCTGGGGAATGTGCTGGATGTGATCAAGGGATTTTTGGGGATCAGTTCGCCATCGGTGGTGATGAAGGAGGAAGTTGGCTGGATGATGGGGGCGGGGATGATGGAAGGTTGGAATGCAAGCGTCAATCAGATGGCGGGGTTGATGCCACGATCCATGGGAAAACTCGTTCCGGCGATTTCCGGGGCTGGCAGGTCAAATGTCAGGGTGGGGGGTGGGGGTATCGAGGCTGGCGGATCAGCGCCTGTGTATAACGTTTATTACACCGACAATTCGATGCTGAGCGTTTCGGACGAACAGGAAATGGCGAAAAGGCTGGGGCCGATCATTTCGAACATCGTTGGAGTTGAGGTGGAGCGCAAACTTGCACGGAGGGGGCTGTAATGTCACAGTACGGGACGGCGGTCTATGGCAGCAATCTGTACGGGTCAACGGCGGAGCATCCATACACGCTGACAGCCGGGAAGGTGATGTGGATGGTGCAGGTGGATTGGGACCGGGACGGGGCGATCGGGAGCGAGATCGAGCCGCAGACGATCCGGAAGTTGAAGATCAGGCGCGGGCGCGGGCAGCGGATGAACGCGGACGGGCGTTCCCAGGCGCAGCCGGGGAACGAGAGCTTCGAGGTGGAGCTGCTGGACGGGGCGAGGCGCTATGACAGTTTCAACACGGCCAGCCCGCTGTACGGCTCGATGGGGGCGCCGGGGCTGCTGGTGAGGATCATGGCGGTTTCGACGACGACGAGGGCGGCGGCCCAGCCGGTGTTCGTGGGGACGCTGACGAGCGTGGAGTACGACAGTAAGACGGGGATCGCGACCCTGAAGGGCGAGGGGCTGGCAAAGTACCTGGAGATCGGCGCGGCGGCGAGCGTGTACGCGCCCTGCCAGAGCGCCAGCCTTTCGGCCTGGGACCCGTATTTCGTGTGGGACGGGAGCACGCCATTCCCGATCAATTACTGGAAGGGGCGACCGAACGGGCTGACGCTGAGGGAGTGCGTGGGGATCACACTGGAGCGGGCCGGGTGGGGGCTGGGGAGTTATTACGGGGCGGGAGGGTACAACAACGACCAGCCGGATTATTTCTACCTGGACGGGTCGAGCGCCTGGGACACGCTGACGGACCTAGCGGACGGGTTCGCGGCGCGGCTGTTCTTCCTGCGGGATGGGCGGCTGTTCGCGATGGACCGGCTGGACAGGAACGGGCTGGCTTATGGGCTGGCGGCTCCGACCAGGGCACAGGAGGCGCACGGGCTGGAGAGGATCAGCCCGTTCGAGACGCTGAGGAACCGGGCGGAAGTGAAGGTTCGCCCGCACAGCGTGATGCCGTTCAACAACCCAATCGCGGATAGTTATTACCTGGATGCGTGGAGCAACGGGGGGCCAATCGAGGTGGCGCCATCGAGCTACGTGGACATCCCGATCAAGTACAGCGGGAGCGTTTTGCAGGGGAATTTTGTGCGGGCGAACTCGGACGCGTTGAGCGAGATACACAAGATGGCGGTTTGGAGCAAGGCGGACAGGACCGGGATCAACATGGGGCCGGTGACCGGAAACGCGGAAGGGGAGTTCAGCATCCAACTGCAACTGCTCGGAGCGAACCAGTACGGGCTGACCTACGTGCAGAGCGGGAACAACCAGAGCTTTTGCGTGGCGCGGCTGCGGAACTGGAGCGCGGTGAGGACGGCGTATTTCTTCGACCTGCAGGTGCAGGTGGTGGGGCTGAGGGAGACGGGCGCGGCAATGACAAAGGTTGTGGACGACACAGCCAGCCAGGCGCTGAACGGGATGAGGAGGCTCTCCATCGATTCGCGCTGGATCCAGACTCCGCTGATGGCGGATAGCATCGGGCAATCGTTCCTGGATGCGCTGAGCACGCGGGAGAGGTCGAGCCCGGCGACGATCACCTACCAATGGAGCGGGGAGACGCTGTATAACAACCTGTTGAGCTACGACGTGGGCAGCCATGTGGATTTTGGGGTGGACGGCGGGGCGGACGCGCTGGCGAATTTTGGGATTTACGGGCGGTGGTTGATCGTGGGGCAGGAGATGCAGTGGATGAGCGCGGACGGGCAGGATGCGCTGGTGAAGCTGACGTTCGAAAAACCGCCGTTGCTCTCGGTGCAGGTGACGAGCACGAGCATTATCACAGGCAGCAGCGTGACCAGCGTGACCTGGGCGCATACGTTGCCTGACGGGCTGAACCGGCTGCTGGTGGTGGCGATCGCCAAGAGGGATACAGGCGGCAGCGTGACCAGCGTGACCTGGCAGGGGGTGGCACTCTCGCAACTGGCGACCCGATCGGAGGCGGCGGGGGATTTTCCGCGGGTGGAGCTGTGGTACCTGGTGAACCCGGCGAGCGGGACGGGAAACCTACAGGCGACCTTCAGCGTGCTCGATTTCGTGGAGATATGCGCGCTGGGGCTGGTGAACGCGCACCAGACCTTCCCGTTCGGCAGCCCGAGCACGGTAGTGGGGGCGTCGGGAGGGGCGGGGCCTGCCGGGATCAACGTGACGGCGGAGGCGGGGGACCTGGTGCTGGATGCGGTGTGTTATCGCGGGGCGGCGGGCGGAGCCGCGGGCGTGGGGCAACTGGTGAGGATGCTCGGAAGCAGCGACGGACTGTGGCGGGGCGGATGCTCCACCAAACCGGGCGCGCCGGTGGTGAACATGAGCTGGACCATTCCAGCGGGCGGGTTTGCGCAAATCGGCGCGGCTGTGAAAAAGGCAGAATAGGAGCGATAGATGCCAGCGAGTTTTCCTGCAAGTGTAAAGAGTTTTGGGGCGGACCGCGTCAACGGGGATTACATCCCGGCGGCGGATACGAACGACCTGCGGGCGGAGGTGGTGGCGGTGGAAACCGCTCTGCTGCCGATGTATTCGGACTATACGAGCGGCGGGTGGAGCCTGGACTCGAATACCTGGACGTATTTATCGGCCAGCACGTTCACCTTGCCGGGCGATAAGACGGCGATATTCACCAAGGGGCTAAGGCTGCGCTTCAAGCAGGGGGCGGGCTTCAAGTATGCGGTGGTGCTTTCGTCGGCCTTTACGAGCGTGACGACCGTGACGATCGTGGTGAACACAGATTTCACAATCGCCAATGCGGCCATCACGGAGAACGGCTATTCGTACCTGACGGACCCGCGCGGGTGGCCGGGCTGGTTCAACTACACTCCGACCTTCGCGGGCTTTTCGGCCAACCCGGGCGGGGTGATCGCCAAGTACAACATCCGGGGTACGACCTGTTACGTGGTGCATGTGGAGCAAAGTCCTGGGACCAGCAATGCGACCAGCTTCACGGTGACGCTGCCGGTGAACTCGGCGGAGGTGACGCGCTTCGGCCTGGCGCGGACAATGGATAACGGTGTGGCGGCGGCATTGGGTCAGGGTGCTTTGACGGTGGGTAGTGCGGTGGCCACGCTGACGAAGTCCACCGGGGCGGTCTGGACCGGAACGGGGACGAAGTCTGCCGATTTTGAGATGTTCTACCAGATATAGGAGAGAAAATGAAAATCAAATTTGTAATCACAATGCTCGCGCTTGGGTTGTTGTTTGGACCCGGGTTGAAACAGCCGACCGGCTGCCAGATTGAGCCGTGGATGTGCAAGGCGGAGCGGGTGAGCGATGCACCCAGGCATAAGTTTGCGCCAATCATCGCACGGAAACCGGCAGAGGGAAAAACTACACCGATCTGTTGGGTGGAACCGTGGATGTGCGGGCCTTATTTCAAGTAG